AGGGCCGAGCAGCCAGAGGCTTTGCAGGGAATTCACTCGGAGAATGTGATGCTGGTGGCCGATGAGGCATCGGGTGTGCCAGAGCAAGTGTTCGAGGCGGCAGCTGGATCGATGTCTGGCCACAATGCGGTGACGCTGCTGCTGGGCAATCCGGTGAGAAGCTCTGGATTCTTTTACGACACCCACACGCGCCTGGCAGATGAGTGGACCACATTCCAAGTGAGCTGTCTCGATAGCCCAAGGGTGTCGGATGAGTACGTCAAAGAGATGGCCATGCGCTATGGCGAGGAAAGCAACGTCTACCGGATTCGCGTGGTCGGTGAGTTTCCCAAGGGCGATGACGACACTGTGATTGCCATGGACTTGCTGGAAAGTGCATTGAATCGGGATGTGGCGCCAAGCGAGTACGCGCCCATGATCTGGGGCTTGGATGTGGCAAGGTTTGGCTCAGACCGAAGCGCCCTATGCAAGCGCCAAGGCAATGCGGTGACTGAGAACATCAAGACTTGGAAGAATCTGGACCTGATGCAACTGACTGGTGCGGTGGTAGCCGAGTATCAGGCGCTGCCACCAAGCCAGCAACCCAAGGAAATACTGGTCGATTCGATTGGATTAGGTGCTGGGGTGGTGGACCGCTTAAGAGAGCTGGGCCTGCCGGCCAGAGGCATCAACGTGTCCGAGTCCCCAGCCATGGGTGGAACTTACAGGAATCTGAAAGCAGAACTTTGGTATCGGGCCAGAGCCTGGCTTGAGGCGCGGGACTGCAAGATGCCACGGGATGATGTCTTGATCAATGAGCTGGCCACAGTGCGGTACTCATTTACCAGCAATGGCAAGATTGCCATTGAGGGAAAAGACGAGATCAAGCGAAGGGGGTTGCCAAGCCCTGACAAGGCCGATGCCTTTGTCCTGACATTTGCCAGTGATGCGGTCATGGGAATGTATGGCAGCACTGGCTCAAGCAAGTGGTCCCAACCCCTGCGCAGAAATCTATCTAGGGTTGCATAATTGATGCCAGAAAAGCTGGGCGAAAAAATTCCGCCCAACTATTTTTTTCAACCAGGAGAATATCCATGATGACCAAAGCGCAAAAGAAAGTTGGTAAGGTGATGGGAGAATACAAGGCTGGCAAGCTCCACAGTGGTGGCACTGGCAAAATTGTTAAGAATCCTAAACAGGCAATTGCCATTGCAATGTCTGAGGCGAAGATGCCCATGCGCGGTCAGCGCACGGCAAAGAACAAGGCGAAAAAATAATGGCTACTTTAAAACGCACCATGGACCAGGTCATGGATAGAGAAGAGGGCGAAGACATGGAGGGCGGTGAGAACTGCCCATTGCCCACGCAAGACATTACCCTCAACCTAAAAAACCGCGCCAAGGCAATCACCAGCGCGGCCTATGGTCCTGAGAATCCCAAGCTGCCCAATGAGGCTTTTTGGCGCAAGAAGGCTGACCAGTGGGATGTCAGCATGGATGACGCAAAGCAGTCTCTGTGCGGCAACTGCGCGGCATTCAACGTGTCTGACAACATCAAGCAGTGCATTGCCCAAGGCATTGGCATGGAAGCAGACCCATGGGGAACGATCAAGTTGGCCGACCTTGGCTATTGTGAGATTTTCGACTTTAAGTGTGCAGCCAGCAGAACGTGCGATGCATGGGTGGTGGGTGGCCCGAACACTGGCGAGCAAGAGGGTGAAGAGATGGAAGAGGGCGAAGACTATGAAGAGGGAGAAGAGGAATGAAAGGGTTATATGCAAACATTCATGCAAAACGCGAAAGAATTGCTGCTGGCAGCAAAGAGAAAATGCGCAAGCCTGGGGCTAAAGGCGCGCCAAGTGCTGCTGACTTCAAAGCAGCGGCTAAAACCGCCAAGCCAGTGAAAAAGAAATGAAGACCCCAGCTTGGCAGCGTAAAGAGGGCAAAAGCCCGTCTGGTGGCTTAAATGCCAAGGGTCGTGCTAGTGCCAAGGCCGAGGGGATGAACCTCAAAGCGCCAGTCAAGGCTGGCGATAACCCAAGACGCGCCAGCTTCTTGGCGCGGATGGGCAATATGCCTGGTCCTGAGTACAAAGCAGGCGAGCCGACTAGGCTTCTGCTGAGTCTGAAGGCATGGGGCGCAAGCTCCAAGGCCGATGCCAAAGCCAAGGCGGCTGCGATCAGTGCCAGAAACAAGGCGAAGAAATGATTTGTCCAATTGTCATTGCCACTGTCAAGGGCCATGGTCTGGCGGTGTTGCTGGAGTCAATCCGGCAGTACGCGCCAGAGTGTCCAGTCTATCTGCGCGGCCCAGAGTCGGTGATTGAGAATTTCCAAGCTGACTTCAAGATTTATGGCCAGCCAAGGAACTTTGGCGAGGACTACAACGAAATCATTGAGGCGGCCATGAAAGACTGGTCATCATGCATTGTGGCCAATGATGATGTGGTGCTGACCCCCACCAGCGTGAAGGTGCTGATGGAAGATGTGGCCATTGTCAGGACCATGAACAGCTACAAAGCTGGATGGGTCGCTGCCAGGTGCGATGCGGCCCGACCTTGTCAAAATGTGCGCATCACTGACCAGCCAGAGAAGCTGCATTTCTACAAATTCCCGTCTGAGTCCCACATCAAAATGGCCCAAGAGGTCAGCCCAATCTTTGCATGGATATCAAGTGATGCATTTGAAGAGGCAAAGTTTCCTCCTCTGAATTGGTACAGTGACGATGTGCATTGTATGGACTTAATCCAAAAAGGCTATGGCCATTATGTGAGTGCCAGTTATGTCCACCACATTGGCTCAAACACCATTGGCATGAATGCGCAAAAGCTCCATGAGGATGCGCTGCCATGGCTCAGAGAAAATCGGCCAAATTATGCGAGTGCCTGGTTTGATTCTTAACTTAGGGTCTGGCAAAGACTGGTGCGCTGAGTATCTCAATGCAGATATACAGGCCAGCAAGAATCCTGACTGGCTGGTGGATATCAGCAAAGTCAAATGGGGCGACACGCTAGAGACTAGGTTTGGGCAACTGGAGATCGTGCCAGGAATGTTTGAGGTGATTCTGGCCAATGATGTGCTGGAACACATCCCCAATCTGGTCGATGCCATGACCAACTGCAAAGAGCTGCTGAAGGTGGGCGGTGAGATGCGGATTCATGTGCCTTATGAGTTAAGTCTTGGCGCCTGGCAAGACCCGACCCATGTCAGAGCATTTAACGAGAATTCTTGGAAGTATTACACCGAGTGGCATTGGTACTTGGGCTGGCCAGATCGGTTTGAGTTGACAACACTGGAAATGCGTCTCTCAAAGGTGGGAGAAGCACTAGAATTGCCACAAGACGAAATTATCCGCACCCCACGGGCTGTGGACTCCATGTATGTGGTTCTTACAAAGGTCAAGCCATGATTGAAAACATTACCGACAATTTATCCACCGACATTGCAGCCACAGAGCCAATGGATGATGCAGAGCTGCAAAGCATCATTACTCAGGATTTGGTCGATGCGGTGAGCTATGTGGACAGTGACTTGTCACCCACACGCGCCAAAGGGACTGAATACTATCGCGGTGATTTATTCGGCAATGAGGTCGAAGGCAACAGCAAGGTGGTGGCCATGGAGGTGCGGGACACTGTCTCGGCCATGCTGCCAAGCCTAATGCGCGTTTTCTTTAGTTCTGAGAATGTGGTGGAATTTGCGCCCAGGGGACCCGAAGACACCAAGATGGCCCAACAGGCCACGGACTACTGTAATTATATTTACCAGAACGACAATTCTGGGTTTTTAACGACCTATGCAATTTTTAAGGATGCACTGGTTCGCAAATGCGGCATTGCCAAATTCTGGTGGGAAGATGAAGAGAAGGTCCGAATTGAGGAATATACGGGCCTCGATGACCAGACGCTAGAAATGCTGATGCAAGAGCCTGGTGGTGAGGTCAAGATCATTACGTCTTACCCAGACCCAGCAATTGACGAAGCGCAGCTCACGACTGTTGACCCAACAACTGGCCAGCCAATGGTTATGCCTGCACCCATGATCCATGATGTGCAGATCAAGCGCATCACAAAGGATGGCCGGATCAGGATCATGGCCGTGCCACCCGAAGAGCTACTCTTGGACAGACGCGCAAGATCGTTTGAAGACTCGACTATCATTGCCCACAGGCAGATGGCCACTGTGGCCGACCTAATCGCCATGGGTTATGACCAGGATGAAATTGAAGAGAATCTGTCA